GGGTTATGGTAAAAGTTTACCGGGCCCAGCTCCCAGGCAGGTCAAGTAAAAATCCTGAACAAAAATCCCTGAGTCCTGACCCCACGTTAATAGGATACCCTAGTATAGAAGTTCCCCGGCGCGCTCGCGGGTAAATTTCCTGCGAGGTCAATAAAAAAAGGTTGATTTTACTTGACTTTTGATTCCTGAATCACCATATTATAACCAGTAGCTCTTCCAGGGAGCTCCTGAGAAAGGAAGAAGATATGTTAGAAGCTATATTTTTCGGCGTTTATATGCTGTTGTTCGGTGTTTCCAGATGGCAGGCACTGGCTGCTGTAACAGGTTTCCTCCTGTTTGGTCTTTGGTCTGAAGCATGGGACCTTGGATCAAAAATCCTTTAGGTCGGACCCCACGTGGATCCGGCCTTTTAGTATAGAATTTAGGAGCGGGGCTCGCGATCGTTTTTTCTTGTATGTAACAGTTTGTGTGGTGTTAGGAGAATCCAATAAAAAATCCCTAATGCCCGACCCCACGCTTTCCCAGATCTATAGTATAGAAAGTTCCCGCTCGCGGAGCTGACTTACGAATCACCATGACAAGTCCCTTTGAAAAATCCCTAAAGTCCGACCCCACGCCTTTTCGAATCTATAGTATAGAAAATGCCCGCTCGCGATCGCTCGGAAAAAAAAATCAAGAAAAAAAATTTTGGGTGCTTCGCACTTATTGTTTTTAGAAGAAAATAGTTATCCACAGAAAAGATTTTTTTGTTTAATTTTTTATTATTTAAAAGTTGTAATTAGTTAGGATATGTGAATAATGTAATCTGTCTTATATGACAAGAAAGGTAGAAAGCTAATATGCAAAATATCAGCAGAGAAGATAGATCAAAGATTGACGACTTCGCAAGATTGTCAATTCTTAAATCTATCTTTGTTAAGGAATGGCAGGAAACTAGCCGTAAAGAACTCACTTTTTTAAGTGGGAAGTATATGGGTTTCTTATTGGGTGATGAGTTTCAATTCTCCCATAAGAAAAGACAAGGTGGTCTATCACAATCTAAGATGACTACTTTTATTAAAGACAAGTTTGGTTTTACAGATGACCAAATGAAAGAGATGTTTGGAAGTGAAACAACTATTAATGTATTCACACCAAAGCCTTTAATCTCAAGTGTTCGTCAACAAAAGAAATGCAAAGACTCAATCTTGCGTTCTAATGTTATGAACTTAATTCCTAACTATCAAGATAAGGTGGTGTTGTAATGCCAAACGATAACTTATTGCAACTCTTAAACTTACCAACTCAAAACACCAATACAGAAATGGATAACCAAAACAATGGTAACTCTAATGTTAATTGGCAAAGTGATTTGCTTGGTTGGGTTTATTCTAATACTCTTGAAAGTGTTTTATTAACTTGGCTAACCAATAATCAAATGTCCAAGCAAGACTTGGCTAGGGTTTTGGTTTCAGTCTTGGCTAATAAACCAACTAATCAACAAACTGATGTATCATCTAGGGTTATTGAAAAGCTAAACAGCTTAATTAATAGCCAGTAGTACCAGCATCAGCAATCTGACCACCACCTGTTATTCAGGTGGTGGTTTTTTTATGTCTGGATCCCACAAAATCTAGTATCACTATCCAACGTCAACTACTATATCTAGTAGTCCCAAAATTTTCCAAAACTCAAACTTCGTTTTTTGCCCAACGCCACCCCCCTTGCGTTGCGCGGCTGCGTCTAGAACAGCACAAAGTCAAGTTTTGCACATACACAACCTCTGGAAAATACTTTTGAAAAGGGGACCCGATCTGATATAAAAAGTCAATGGGAATGCAAATCGAGGGCCTGACCCCTTTTGAACAAGAAGAAGCTTTAAAGAAACTCGTACTTAGAAAAAAAATTTTACAATTACAAGGCAAACAAAGAGAAGATTTTCTATTGTTTGTTCGAACAGTTTGGCCAGAGTTTATTGCCGGTAATCATCACAAAATTATTGCAAAAAAATTCGAAGCTATCGCTTCCAAGAAAATCAAGAGACTTATTGTTAATATGCCTCCACGACACACAAAATCTGAATTTGCGTCGTTTCTTTTTCCTGCGTGGATGATGGGACGTGAACCACGGCTCAAGATCATTCAAACATCACACACGGCAGAATTAGCACAACGCTTTGGCCGTAAAGTCAGAAATTTAATCGACACACAAGATTATCAAAATATTTTTCCAGGCATGGAATTATCGGCGGACTCTAAGGCAGCAGGCCGTTGGGAAACAAATGCTGGGGGAGAATACTTCTCTGCCGGTGTCGGTGGAGCAATTACAGGTCGTGGTGCTGATCTATTAATTATCGACGACCCACACTCCGAACAAGATGCTCTAAGTGCAACAGCGTTAGAGAATGCGTGGGAATGGTATTCTTCTGGTCCTCGTCAGCGTTTGCAGCCAGGTGGTTCAATTGTAATTGTTATGACTCGTTGGAATACAAAAGATATCACTGGAGAACTAATCAAGGCTCAAGGACAACCGAAAGCCGACCAGTGGGAGGTAATTGAGTTTCCAGCTATTATGCCATCAGATAAACCTGTGTGGCCTGAGTATTGGGAAAAAGAAGAACTAGAATCTGTCAAAGCATCTATCTCTATTGCAAAATGGAATGCACAGTGGCAACAAAATCCTACAGCAGAAGAAGGAGCTATCATCAAACGTGAGTGGTGGCAAACGTGGGAGAAGTCACAGATGCCTGGTTTGATGCACGTGATACAATCTTATGATACTGCGTTTAGTAAAAAAGAAACCGCCGACTACTCCGCTATCACTACATGGGGTATTTTCATGCCTGACGAAAGAACACCTAATATAATTTTGCTTGATATGAAAAAAGGCATTAATGAGATTTAGACAAGGTCGTTGGATCGAGTTGTCTGATGACTTTGAAGATGAGCCCGTAGACACTAGGAACAAGGAATATTATTAATGTCAATCTTTGATCGATTTAGAGATATAGCTAACTTTTTAAACACGAGACCTGATTCACGGACACCGGAACAAGAAAAGATAGGTGAGGAACTTTCAGAAGCAGAAAAGACAGCAAAAGAAATAGCGGAGTCCCGTTTGGAAGGAGTATCTGATGAAGAAGCAAGAGACCTTTCAGATCTTATTAGAGATTTTTTCAAGACAGACGATCAGGGCATAAAAAAATTTCGTGAAAAAAATAAAGATCAAATAGCTAAAGATAAAAAACTTGTAGCTAATATTTTAAAAAGAACACCTGTGGGTGCAATTAGAGATTTTGTAGTAAGAACAGCGGTCAATAAATACGGGCCTCAAATAGCAGACACAGCTTCAACATTCTTAAGTTCTTTTTTACCAGAAGATAAAAAAACTTCTGACTTCAATTTTATGGGTAATATTTTTACCATTAATGATTTTTTCGAGGCAGGTAAGGTTTCTTTTTCAGGAGATAAAAACTATGAGATTGATCAAAATAGAAACCGTGTATCACCTCTTAAAGCTTTTTTTACTTTGTTACCTGATGACTTTGAAAAGAATGCCGGGGAACTTTACGCCGACCTAAGACAAGCAAAGAACAAATATAAAAATACACCCTTTGGTGATTTTTTATCCGCTGCTGAATTAAAAGAATCTGGAATTGAATCTATTCTTTTAGGAAACAGAGATAGATCTTTTACTAAACAAGAATTAATAGACATCTTAAATAATCCTGGTGTTGATTCTCAAGCCACTAAAGTTAGATATGCAAGAGACGATCAAAACAAATTAAGTAACACGGAGCTCTACATAAAAAGTTTAAAAGAATTAAATGATCAATTTACAAATTTGTACGATAGACGTTTTTTAAGAGAGGGTGTTCTTATGCCCATGCAAGATGATTTGGTAAATATAATTCAACTTGCTAATCAACAATATGGACCAGAGTCTGAGATGACTGACGAAAGATATGGAGCATTGATAGGTGCAGCTAATCAAAATTTTAAAGAGATGGTAGAAAAATATAGACAGCAAAAAGCACAGAAAAATTTTGGTATGCGTTATGAAGCGCTTCAACAAAAATTTATAGAAGATTCGGCAATACTTCAAAAAGGAATTAATGACCCTCAGTACAACACAGCATATAGAGACGTTATGTTATTTAGATCATTCGAGAAACAGTTTGATACTTTGAATCAAGTGATAGATCAAAACTTAGTGCCCCCAAGCACAAACAATGATGTCGATACAAATCTACTTGATTTTTTAAACTCAAGCACTGCACCTTCTTACAGAACAACAGGTCCTGCGGGTTTAGAAAACTATGACGTTCAAGGTCTTACAGTGAACATAAGAGAGGGAGCTTTAAGTGAATCTGGAAAAGCTAGCACACACTTCGATGGTTCTTGGACAGATAGAAAAAATCACGATACTTTTCATTATAGAACAGGTCAGTTAAAAGATCCTGATGGAAAAATTTATAATACTTTGATTGAAGTTCAGTCTGACGATGAGGGTAATATACGTAGAGAAAACAGATCATATGATCCTGTTGGAGAGATAACTTTAGGTAACATCAACCAAGAGATATTAGATTTTAGAGAAAATAATTTACCAAGACTTCAACAAACATTTAAACTTACAGACTCTGAGATAAGTAGATTAAATGAAATTTTTATGGAGGCCCAAGATCCGGGCGCTCCTTATGTGTCCTCTTCATCAGATACTATAAAAGAAGAGATTATTGATAAGTTTGGTGGTCAAGAAGCCACTATGATTGATAATATACCAGAGGCAAATAGAGAAAACTATTTGAACAATAATGACAGATCAACAGAATTAATTAAATACGCAAAAAAATTAAACAAGCATTTAGAAAATGTGTATCGTTCTTCAAAAATTCAACTAGAAAATCAAAAAGGCGCTGTTTCAAAAACATTACCTTATGTATCTACTGGTCCGTTAGGTTATGCTGAAGAATCTATTTACCAATATGTTTTAGATTCTATTAGAACAGGTGTTGATAGAGTTCAATGGATACCTGGTGAACACTCTGCTCAGATTCAGTTAAGTGGCCCAACTGATCCAGGACTATCCACTGATTTCTCAAGTGCAGGCACGACCATTATACAATTCGCAGATGAAAGAAGTCAAAAGAGAGCACAAGGTCATTTAAACTTTTACGGATCTGATGAAAACCCAACAAACAACACCATGTATAAAGCAGCAACAAATGTGATAGATAGAATCACTACACTTGGTCAACAGATATACGGCGAAGATTTTGTGGCTCCTGCTCTGTATGAACAAGGGGCTAAAGACGACAATGGTAATTTTATTAATACGTATGTTGTAAATGCAGATCAGCTTCGTGGTAAAGGCGGGTATATATCTAATGTTAAACAAGGATGGGGTTTTATAGATTTGTCACCTACGCTTGAATACTTAAAAGGAAAGAATTATGACAACCCAGCACAAGAGTTTGATGAAGGGCTTTTACAAAACTATATCAGTCGTAAAAGGGGTGGACAAGTATGGAGCTCTAGTTTAATTTCGTTAGATGAGGTCATAAATGGTTGATAGTATAGATAAAAAAATTAATACAGCAGAAGAATTACAAATAGAAAAAGTCGGACAAGAAATCACATTTGAAGGGGAACAACCTGAAGGAAAATTTTTAGAAGAAGAGGACGGAAGTGTCGTTATCAATCCAGAGGAGCAACAAGAAGATGGTGTTCCTTTTGGTGCGAATCTTGCAGACACAATGGACGACGGTGACTTAGAAAACTTATCAAATGAATTACAGTCTGATTACAACACTGATAAAAGTTCAAGAGAAGAATGGGAAACAGGATATACTAAAGGACTAGACTTATTAGGATTTAAGTATGAAGAGAGGACCAGACCTTTCGCAGGAGCCAGTGGAGTTTATCACCCATTACTCTCAGAATCTGTTGTTCAGTTTCAAGCACAATCATACAAAGAATTATTACCGGCAGGTGGTCCAGTAAGAACTCAAATTATCGGTGCAACAAATCCACAAGTAGAAGCTCAGTCAGAGCGAGTAAAAGATTTTATGAACTATTACATTTCGGATGTAATGGAAGAATATGATCCTGAACTAGATCAAATGTTATTTCATTTACCCCTTGCAGGTTCTGCATTTAAGAAAATTTATTACGATGGAGGTATGGGTAGAGCAGTATCAAAATTTATTGCTGCTGAAGATTTAGTGGTTCCTTACATGACCTCTGATTTAGAGTCTGTCGAAAGAGTAACTCACATTGTTAAAATGACAGAAAACGAAGTTAAGAAACAACAAGTGTCAGGTTTTTATAGAGACGTTGAGATCAATCCTTATGAAGCTGAGAATGACATTCAAGAAAAGTATGATGATTTAGAGGGAACAAAAAAAGAAGAAACTTATCAAGATTATACTTTATTAGAAATGCATGTCTTGTTAGACTTAAAAGGTTTTGAAGAAGAGTCAGGAATTAAAGTACCATATATTGTCACTATTGACGAAGGTTCAGGTAAAGTTTTATCAATTTATAGAAACTTTAGAAAAGAAGATCCTAACAAAAAAAAGATTCAATACTTCGTTCATTACAAATTCTTACCCGGTCTTGGTTTCTATGGCTTTGGTCTTATTCACATGTTGGGTGGTCTTACACGAACTGCAACTGCTGCTCTTCGTCAACTGCTTGAT